ACCTACTAAAGTTTGATATAACTTATGTTCTTTAGCTAATTCTGTTTTAGAAAAATATTTTCTAACTAAATCAATAGCTGGTGAATTTTTACCGGATATGGTATCTGATGTTATTTGTCTTACGAGTAGTTCAAATAACACTCCGGTATTTTTATATTTATTGTGTTTTATACGCACTTTGTATATAATTTATGGGTATACTATGTATAAATATATTAGATTATATATCTTTGATATTCTTTTCATCTAATAGTTTTGAATCATGTTCTTTTTCGAATACAATTTGTTTTTTATCTTTTTTACCAAATGGTATATCTTTAAGCATAGACATATTTTGTTTTATCTCATGTAATGATAATGGTGAGCCACCTTTAGGCGTTCCATCACCTTCATCAGGTGCATTAGCTGTATATATTTGAGTAGTTTCTTTTTTACCTAGTCTATCTTTACCTAATGGGTCTTTTTGTGTATTAATTATAGATGTTTTTTCTTTAGGTCGACCTACTGGTGTTTTTTCATCATATCCTGGTGGTACATCGCCCGTTGTGTATCTACCTTTACCATATAATGATGCTAAATCGTGTGGTGTACCGTATGATTTACCTGTTTTAGCTGGGTCATTACCTTCGTTTTCTATTTGGCCTATACGGAAATTGCGTCTCATATCTTCAATAACCATATCACGGAAATCATCATATTGATCTTCGGATAATTCAAATATATTATGATATACCCAATCAGACGGTAATAATTTACTATCTATAATATCCTTAGCTAACGTTATTTTTTCTTTCCATAATGCTACTTTTTCTTGTTCAAATATTATTGATGGAGTTGTTAGACTTAATTCGAAATTACTTAAAGCATCACCATCATATCCTTGAACATATAGATGCACAAGTGCCATTTTATATAATTCTGATATAATAATACGTTGTACGCGTTCTACTGTGCGGGCGAAACGAATATCTTCAGCAGCTAATGTTGCTTTACCAGTTAAATCTTTTTCAAATCCGAAGAAAGCTTTAGGTACTTTTAATGCTGCTAACATTTCATCACGTAAGAAATTTACGTCATCTATTGCGTTATATTCTAGACCTTTTATTGTATCAATATTAGTTGAAGTGTCATTACCACGTACAGGTATGTAATAATCTTCCATCATGTTCATCATGTTGTATTTAAGATTATATTCACCTGTTTGAGGATCAATATAAGGTGTTTTCTTGGTTTTTTGCATTAGTTTTTGCATGTATCCATCTATCTCATTAGGAGGTAAATTACCAACGTTAATTTTGAATACACGTTTTTCTGGGGCGCGAGCGACACGGTGTAACATCATCGCGTCTTTCATTAGAACATATTGTTTATATGTTTTACGTGCTGGTTCTATAAATGATCTACCATATGGTAAATAGTTAGCGTCTGTTAATAGGCGAAAGTGTGCTATCTCATAATTTTCAAATGATATTCTACCTTCTCTATCAGTAGAGCGAGATTTAATACCACCTGCTGCTATAACCATTGGGTCTATTTTGAATGTAACTTTATTCGGATTTGATGGATCTTGTCCTTCTTCGCGAACCATATCATATACTGACATTGGTGTTACATTGTATATTCCATATTTTTCGGCTATGTCTAAGTGTAGGTAAAAATCACCATATTTACACATATTGCGGGTCCACATCCATAGGTTAAATTCAATATTTAAAATATCATAAAATAAATTATATAATATTTTTTGAATATTTTCGTCAGGTGATTTAATCTGTATTACTTCTTTATTTTCATTTTTCAATGTTGCTTCATCTGCAATTATATCTAATGCAGAGGCTATAATAGATTCAGTGTCCATTGCTTCATAGTCAGTGTATAGCTGGATACGAAGTGTTTGGTAGTTCATAGTTGGGTTATATGGCATGTTGGCGCCATATCTATGTAATTTTGTAAATCTGTCTATTAGAGCGTTTGTTTTAACGTTACCATATGCTTGAATTTGGTCAACGTCATATACTTTTAATTGTTTACCTCCAACGTTTCTAATGATGACATCTGTAGAAAACAGACGTGTTAGACGTGTAAATAAACCGGTGTTGTTACTAGCGTTATCTGCCATAATATGTTTTTGTATGTCAATAAATATTTATTATCCTAGCACCCATGTTATATCTTCTGTTTGCCCATTTATTTGTATATTATATGGGTTTGCGAAGCCATTAGGCATAGTAGGGTATAATGATGTATAACTTGTTTTTGCAAATCCATCTAATGCTGCTCTAGCTATATCTTTACCTTGAACAGCAAATTTTAAAGCCGTATCTCTTGTAAATAGTCCTATTCCTAAAGCCATCACTAAGTCATCATTATATCCTTGTTGTGCTTGGGCTTTACCATTCAACCATATAAATACTTTTAGTTCAGCTAATAAACGTTTAGAACGAAATATAAATGCCTTTTCTCGAATATACGACTCTAATTTTGAGATAACAAGCGGTCTTGTTCTTTGACTCATAGTAAAACCAGGAACTGTTTGTTCAGCTTCCATTTTTGCTAAGTATTTGTCTATAGACATATCACCATATGATTTAGGTGAATAATACATGTTATTATAGCCTCTCTCAATAATAGTGTTTATAACATCCCAACCAATATTAGCATTTTCTACTACTACTAATGCGTTATTATATTCACTTGCTACTGATACTAGCATATGTCCAAATTCACGTGTTCCTATTTGTGATCTATATTCTGCTACTTGCTCACAGGCTTCAACATCTATAACATGGAATGTTGAGTAGTCAGATCCATCTCCACGAGCAACGTCGGCGCTTATTAAGTATTGTCTGCTATAGTCAGGATACTGCCATATCCAAAAATCACCTCCCATAAATCTACGTTCTACAGGATCTTGGATATATGTTTGTTCATAAAAGTCTAATGTTTCGTTTTCAACTAATGAATTACCCGATCCTAAAAAGTCACAATCGTATTCTTGAGCAAATTCACGAGCAGACATATTTGCTCGTTCTGATGTTTCCCATTTTTCATCTCGTTCTGGGTGTAGATTCCATTTTAATTCTATAGGGTAGAAATTATTTTTATGTATTACTGCTTCTTCCCATGTTCTATGGAACCAGTTACCAACACCGTTAGGTGAAGATAATGCAATACATCCACCACCAGTTGCTAAGGTAGGGATAATTGAAGTATATATTTTATCAATACCTTCAATAAAAGCAGCCTCATCCATTATTAATAACGATACAGCGTATGAACGACCAGCATCACTAGATGCAGATGTAGCTACTATTTGTGATCCATTTGGTAATTTTAATGATAATTTATTGTTAGATTCGGGTTTAGTGCCTCGTAACCATGATGGTAAATTTTGGTACATAAATTGTACTTTTTCAACCATGTTAGCTGCGGTTACCTGTTTAGTGGCTATACATAGGATAGTTTTATCTTTATTGAATAGCATAGTCCATAATGAATAACCAGCAACTAATGTAGATATACCTAATTGTCTTGATTTATTTATTATAGAATAATTATTTTCTTTAAATGCTCTTAAAACGTCTTCTTGGAAAGGGTATAAATTAAATAATATACGGCCTCTTTTAGGGTGTGATATATAGCAATATTTTTTAAAAAAATAAACAGGATCTATAGCACATTTTAAATATTCACTCCTAATTATATCTTTTATATTTTGATGCTCACTCATGTTTTCACTGTTGGTTGTATATAAATATATAAAAAAAGCCCAACCGTTAAGGTTGAGCTATTTATGCGAAAGGAAGCAGGGGTTATTATTTAATAGCAGTCCAAGCATATAATGCACCACCAATTAAGGCTAAAGTACCAAATATACCCGCTATTTTATTTTTAAATTTAGCGTGTTTGTTTTCTTTCTTTAATTTTTTAGTATATTCAGCATATTGTTTTTCTTTTTCTTTATATAACAATATCTGTTGAGCGTATGTTTGATTCTTATTTGTAAGACCAGATATTACGCTATCTTTATATTCTACTTTCTTTTCAGTTAATTCTAGTACAGTTTTTGTAACTACTAATTCTTCTTTGGCACTATCACCAGAAACCAAATCTAAAGCTATTTGTTTAGCTACCCATGTAGGAATAACTATATTATTAGTATCCGTAACGCTTTGAGAAAAAGCTGTCAAGCTCAGTGTGAGTGTAATTAGCAACGTGATTGCGTATTTCATTGTATTTACTTTTAATTTCAACATATTTTATTTTTTCTTTTTCAATAATGTTATCCATATAAACAACACTATCTTTATAGACAACTATAATACTATCTTGTTTAACATGAACTGAGTCTAGTTTTACTACTTCATGATTTAAACTATCTATAGTGTGTTCATATTTTTGGTATTTGGTAGTATTATCTTGAAATAGACTATATATTTCATATAGTCCTATTAGTAGTAATACTGCTACTATAACATTTACTAATGTTTTATATTTCATATTATTTTATATTTGCTATTTTTCTAAAACGATTTAACACT